GCCATTGATCCAAGCGGCAGCAAGTGTTTCTTGATTACGTTCGTGATAAACCCATCTCGTAAGTTCTTCATCTTCTTCATCTTCTATACACTTAAATAAATCTTGAAAATCCCAATCATTCTCTATGGCATATTTAATATAATCCGCCACAAACTGCGGTACTGTGACTTTTTGCGGTTCGTCTAGTTGTTTCAGATCTTTCAAAACTTCCTCATAAGCCTCCGTTTTGTAGTAATCTCCATAGACTTTATGGACTTTATTCAGAGAGCTTTTATATTTTTCAATCAACTCCTGCTTATTCATTCGGTAAATCCTCCTCTTTAACAAACGTACCGTCAATCCATTTACCCTTACGATCCTTGATCTCGTTATAGGCTAGCTCAAAACAATCCACGGAGTCATAATCTAATTTATGCGCGATAGCTTTTAAATAACTGATAATTCGGTACAAGTTAAATTTAGCAGTCGTTTTCACTTCGTGCTTGCGAGTAAACTGAAATTCACTCGCATTCTCGATCATCAACTCAAAACATTCTTTAACATCGCCCTTTCTGGCTTCTACCGCTTTAATCATGATCTCAACCGGATCAAGTTCAATCATCATTGCCAAGCCTACGACAACCACGGCACAATCACCGATGCTGTCCTTGGTTAGCTGCTCTTTTTGCTTGGCATACCCTGCGCATAGCTCGCCCAATTCTTCGAATAACTTGAGCGTCTGTTTAAATACATTTCCCTGCGTGATATCCCGATCAATAAACCATTGCCTGGTTAGCTCGGTTAGTTCCTCGATTCTATCAATATCCATCTATCAAATCCCCCTCGATTTCTTTTAATTTCTTGTCTATGGCCTTAATTTCCTTATGTAGCCATTCGCGATAATTCGCGCTATAGTGATGTCCTCGCGTATTGCTGATTGTTTTTAGCTGTAGTTCCTCACTCAGCCGTTTCTCATAGATACGCTTGGACCGCAGTAAGTTTTCCTTTTCCATCTCAAATACCTAAACGATGATTTTCCAGGCCGTCCCTAAAGCTGTACATTTCTTTAAAATATAGCCCGATCAAGATCGCGTCCGCTTCATCGTCCTTAACATCTTTATTAAATTTATTTGCCACGATGTCGATTGCTTGCTGTTTCAAAACCTGCCGGCCTTTGCCTTTAATAGAGAAGTGCTTTCTCCAGGTCCGCACGTTGACGAAGTAGACACGGTCCGCGATAAGCCTGGAAAGGATAATGCCCGTTGCAATTCCGATTTTAACCATCGTTTGCTGGTTGCCACCTCCGACATTGTTCTGCTCAATCACAATCTCTTTAAAAGGCTTGTTATACTTTAAAATCAACCATGACTGAATAGCTTTCAGTTTGTTTGCCATTTGCAGGGCTCGCTCTAGAAATGTACCTTTAGGGTTGACCACTCCACTTTCTAACAGGTCTGGGCCGTCATATACAGCCCAGCCTGTCGCACTAGTGGAAGCGTCAAGTGATAACGTCAATTCTTTCATTCGTTACTCCAAGCCACGTTTTAATAAATGACTCAAAAAAGCTTTTATTTCATCTTCTTCATCGTTTACTTCCAGCTCTTTTAAATCTGAGCCATCTTCCTCGGTAATTTCATACTCAGCTTTGATTTTAACCAGGCGACCACCTACTGCCTTAGCTAGATTTTCAATAGATTTGTCAGTTTTCTCATTTCCTTTTTCAAAAATCGAAGCAAAGCGAATGTCATCGGTTGTTTTAGCGGTGAATGTTAATGCTTTGTCATTGTTTTTATAATCAACCAAAAATCGGTTGTTGTTATCATTTGCGATTGCGTAGAATTCTTTTTGTTGTTTCATGTTATTTCTCCTGTAAAAATTTATTGTAGACCTTGGTAAAAATCTCTATGACCAAGTTTTGTGGTATATTTGACCGCTCATTATAGGACTTGGAAAAATGTTTCCACTCTACATCTTGCTTGATGATGTCATTTTTTAGACCCAAATCAATATTACTAGCAAACTTTGTAGGTTTCTGCAAATGGTAGTCATAATTGTTGTAGCGTGCGAGATTGAGATGTGGGAGTTTGAAATCCATGACATCCTCAATATATTTCCACAAGCGCCCACTTGCTGGGTTCTCTATGATGAAATATTTAGGGTTATACCGCTTGATAATCTCAATGGTATTGAAAGCGCAAAGCTCTCCGTTTACCCTTTTCATAAATTGACGGTCATACTGATAATTTATATAGGCTTTCTCGTAGTCAGAGGCGGTCCTAATCGTAAACATGCTAGGCTCCCTTTGTGGAGCAAAGAGGCTATCTGATAAGTCTTCTTGTTTCCAGCAAGCGTTACCCTCGCACATAGCACTAGCATTACTCCAGCTTTCACATGGTGGGCTAGCTATTATCAAATCAGGTTTTGGCAACTTGTCTAGTTTGTCAAAAAGTGCGTTGTCTCCAAACAAGCGCCCATAGTCAGCAAGGTTCAAATTTATAAAATGATCGTTCTTGTTTTCTATGTCTATTCCGATTGGATAGATGTCAATGTTTGCCCCCCCCGAACCATTCAGAGCTTTCACGCCTTTTGTATAACTCCCATTACCGCTATCGAACAATGCCCATACAGTCATTTTTTGCATTATTCACCCTCACGTTTTAGGGCAATCCGTGCGACACCAGGCAGAATGAACATACCAGCGAACGAAAGAATTAGGGTACTCTCAGAACCCGTATTAGGGAGAGTATGAGCGTTTGTTTCAGTTGGTTGATAAATAACATTCACTTGCTCTTTCTGAGGTTCTACGGTCATTTTAGACGGCTTAGAATTGATTTCAACAGGAGTGTTGGGTTTATCTTGCTTAGGTTGTGGTAAGTCGATGATAAGCTCTGGTTTTTCCAATACAGGAGCTGGTGGAAGTAATGGAATATCCTCAATATTAATTTCTGGCTTATCTAACACTGGAGCGTCAAATGGCACTGTTCCTCCTTGCCATTCAGGTTTATCAATACTTGGTGCGTCTGGAGGTGTCACTCCACCTTTCCATTCTGGAATTTCCACGATAGGCGCAGGAGGCATAAGCGGGATATCGTTTAAGTCGATAGATGGTTTCTCGTATTTCGGAGCGTCATTTGGAATTTCCCAAACTGGTTTATTTTCCCCAACGGCATCACCTTTACCTCCAACTAGTTGGATCTTCTGGTATGATACAGCACCATCATTCTCAGCTTTTAGTTCAATCTTGTTAGTTGGGTTGGTTGAATCTTTTACAGCATTTACAAGTTTAGTTTTATAGTATAGATAAACCATGTGATCCAAGCGATCCATTTTAATTTCAAAACCGTTGTCTGACTTACTGATTGACTTAACCAAGTCCATTGCACTTCCCTTTTCAATCCAAGGATTTACACTTTCAATATTCTTGATTTCAAAATAGTTATCAACTAGCTTTTGGTTCTCGCTCATTTCGTCAATGATTGTCACGTAGTTCAACACACGCTTGGCATAGTTCACACGGGCTGTCCAATTGATCACGGTAGGGTCTTCTTTGTCTTGTTCTCCCCACTTAGCAATCAATTCATCCTTGCCAATAACTCCCGAATCACCAACATTAGTGGTTACTAGAGTGCCATTAAAATTGGCTGTTACTGGTTTATTTGGGATAACTTTATCTGTCCAACTTGCATCTAATTCTAGGTTCATACTCTTATTTAGAGGATGGTTCTTAAAGTAGTCGTTAAATACAGTAGTTACTTTGTTAGTAGTGGCATCTGCTGTAGCTTTACCTACTACTGCTTTCTCTGGGTTATGCACGTCAAACTCATAGGATGTTTGAAATTTTACTTCTTCTGGTAAGTCAAAGGTCACCTTGTCACCTTCATTTACTGAAATATCATCTGGGATTTTAATATCCTCATACTTAACCTTAAATGGAGTGTATCGACCATTTCCTTCTGGTTGTTCAATCACAACTTTAGGGTTGGTTACTTGAATATCGGTCCCATTTTTTGTAAATTGTGTAGCATTTCCTTGTTGGTTTGGATTGTTGCTTTTGCTTCCTGCTTCTCCATCTGAATTTTCAGTAACTGGTTGTTTATCAGCCTGCGCTGTTTCATTTTTTTCTGTTCCAGTTGTTCCAGCGATTGGAGCTGTAACTGTGCTTGCTTCATTTCCCGTTCCAGTTGTTCCTTGTAACTCATCTGCTTTCACCCCTGTTGTTGTTCCGACTGCTGTGATTGTTGCGACTGTTGCTAAAACTAATTTTTTATTCATGATTTGTCTCCTTTACGATTGCGAGCGCATCTTCTACGCTTCGTGCGATTCCTGCAAGCGCGCCACGCGCTTTTACTGTTTTAATAAATTGTTTTTGTTCTGGTCTCACTCGACCGTTTGCGTTTTTTACTTCGATGTAAAATATTTTTCCATCAGGTCTAAACCCGTATAAATCTGGGTGGCCTTTCGGTAGTCCCGTATCAAACCATCTGCCATCTGCGGTTTTAACTTTCCCGACATTCGCCCGAAATACTGTATAGCCATTTTCTGTTAAGGCCACCCGTATTTCATTTTGTATAGTATGTTCAGTTTTCACAATGTCCTCCAAAATTTACCGTTTCTGTTTTTTAAAAGGTAAACTCTGTTTACCTTACAGCCCCAAAGGTTTGACACTACTTTTTTTATAAAATTTACCGTTAACCTTACCGTTTCTCTTTATATATATTTTTATTATTTATTTATTTATTATTTTAATAGTAATAGAAAGGTTAAAAGGTAAATAATGTAATGTAAACCCTTGGTATATAAGGTTTAGAAGTGTTTACCGTTTGCGATTTTAAACGGTAAACAAACGGTTAACGGTTAATTTTTTCATAACCTGTTGTAATGATTTTATTTTCATCATCGCCCCATGAAAAACCAATATAGTAAGGTGGAACATCCACGGACGGGATGAATTTTCCTAAAGGCTGGAATTTTTTCTTAACCCATTCGGGAGGGATATTTTTTGCTAACTGATTTTCAAACTTCCGTTTAGTTAGTTTAGTAACTCCCTCATCCTTGCACCATTCTTGATACAACCACCACAAATACCTTGAGGGGAGGCGGGTGGATTCAAATTTGTTGAACCACTCCATGACGAATGCTTTAACCGTGTCATTCGATTCCTTGAAATCTTCGAGAGCTTCAAGCGATGCTTTTGGTTCGATGAATCTGTCGAATGAAATTTCAAGTGCTTTCTTCAAAACGTATTCCAGCACTTCCTCACGGTAGATGTAATCGTCTTTGATAGCCCAGTTGTCATCCTCGCTTGAGAATGATTTTTTAAACGGAATGATTGCAAACCGTCTGTATGTACCGTTAGTTTTGTTTTTAAACCGTGGGAGTTCGTTTGTAGACTGGATAACGGTTTTCTTAAACACTGTTGTGTAAGGCTGTTTATTTTTTTCTTCTACTAAGACTGGTTCACCAGTAACCACGCTATTGAAGTTTGAGGATTCATCTACGTAGATACCAGCCTGTACATCATCACCAATCACGACTGTTTTCCCCTCAATCATCGAGAGTGAGAAACGTTCTGCGAATTGATTGATTTTAAGACTAGCTACGTTTTTCATTCCGACCACATTCGTGATTAATTGCTGGACTGTACCCTTACCATCGTTCCCCTCACCGACAAACCAGATAGATTTGCGGTATGAGTAGTTACCGTTAAGACTCGCAGAAATGACTTGCCAGATGAGATGTACTAGCTCCTCATCACCACTCATTAAATCCAGTAACCAATCATCTACGTTCCAACCGTCAATTGTTGGAGATTTTGCAAAGTGATTGTATTCAGTAGCGATGGTTGAGAATGCTACGAATTCATGTGTAAATCCTGTAAGGAATTTTCTTTGTTTGTCATAGATACCGTTTTTTACTAAGATAAAACGCTTAGGGTCTTTGTATTCTCCTGTGGAAAAGTTACATGAGAAGTGTTCGTGCTGGTTCACCCGTGGGGTTGCTGCAAGCATAAAGAGTACATTCTTTGCGCGTGCCTCGCTAAAGTTTGGCTCTAATAGTCGAATGATTTTATAAGCATAGCTGGGGTCTTTGTGGTAATATCCATGATCTGGATCATAGACCGCCACACGATCATTCGATAGATTGACGATGTAAAGTATTTCCTCCATCCCTTGCGCAACTGCCAATTCAGTGAGGCGCGTGGGCGGGTTCTTCTTTGGTGTTACCGTGTTTGTGACTGGATCATAATCATTTTTATGCTCTTCCAGCCAACGCTCTCGATAATCCCGACAGGCTAAGCGAATTTCTCGCCAGTCGTTTGGTTTTTCGATGATTTCGATTAAATGTCGTTGTTGTTGTTTTTCACGGTATTCTTGTTTTAATAATTCAAGATCCATCCATATCCTTTCTAAGCATACTTTCAAACGTGCGGTCTAATTCGCTCTGAGGTAAACTTTCGGGTGTGTAGTGGTTTGCTAGTTTTGCAAGCATATAAATCGCATCTACTTCCACCCCTCTAAGGAGCAGGCCACCGATAAAACTTGCAAGGGCGTTGTTTCTACCACCTTTGTCACCCAGCCCGTATACGACTTGTTCGAATAGTTTTGCTGTTTTGCTTGAATATTCACCTTTCTGATAATCCGTGGTGAAGTTTACCTTAGATTTTTTCTTTTCAGTTTTCAAGATTTCTAAAATCTCTGGTGGACATTCAGCGATAGGGTGCTTATTCTTCCACTTATACTGACCTTTAGAATTATTGCTAGGCGGTACTAAAATGTAATTATTTTTGTTAGCTTTAATATCAATACCAGCCTTGATCCGTATATCTTGACTTATTTCAATCCCTTTGGGTTTCTTTAAGTAGATATGCTCTCCACCGCTTGGAGTGGTTACTCTCAGCGTGTCTGGTATGTACTGCGATAATTCCCAATCGTTTAATGATTGGTAGCCGTTTTCGGTTTTATTGACATCTATATCAATCACGAAAAAGTCTACTGTTCTGAGCGCTATATTCGCTTCTGGTTCTTCGTGCCAAAACCGTTTGATATCGTCAGCGGTAAAGGTGCTATCTTTAAATTTAGTGATAGCACGCTTACTACGCTTGTCGATTGGAATGACAGAAAAACCATTTGCTTGATAATTCAGCGCGTAATCTACCATTCCTACCATAGTCTTAGAATGGCAAATCTAAATCTTCGATCTGTTGATTGGTCGATGTTACAGTGACTGCTGGCAATTCTGATTGCTCCATCTTCGTTACATTCAGATTTTCGTAAGTCTGACCATTGTATTCTGATGTAACGTTTTTTACGGTTACTTTCAAAGACTTACCACGGATCAGTTCTAGGAATTGGTCGATAGAGTTGATTTCTACACCTTCTGGAATTTTGACCGCTTTGGCATAACGTTGAAGTGCCCATATTGGATATTGAAGTGTTTCTTTATTGATCCAAATCTTGTCAAAAATTAAGTTATTGCGAAATTTCTGCTGGAAGTCATCCCGAATTTTAAGGCGGATGTCCAAAAAATCTGTACCGTTCTTGCTTGCGTTCTGCTCCGCCTGTGAGACGAACACCTCATACGTTCCATCTGTGATAGACGCGAATTGTTCTGCTGCTTCGTAGTTTACTGAGAATAGTGACATAGTAAGTTACCTCCAAATATTTAACCTTTTCTGTTGAAACCATAACCAACCGTTGGCATATCCTTTTAAATTTCGGAATGCCTTTAATTCAGCTAGGTTCTGACATTTTGTATATTGTTTTCCATATTTCTTAACGCGACAATATACCATCGCTTCATCTTTTCGGACCTCGATTTCTTCACCGTTTACGTTGATGAACACCATCTCTTGGTCTATCTTTGTGAGCTCAATTTCTGAGCGTTTATCATCTAAATTTATGACAATCTTTGGTTGAATGATAACCGCTCCACAATATGGACAGCAATTATCTTTCATTTGCTCTCTCCAGAAAGTCGCAAAACATTGTTCACAAGTTTTAGGAGACTTTTCTGCTGGTTTTTTCGTTTTTGAAAGTCCAGCTAGTGTCCAATCTCTGTCATCGTTTGGCAATCCATGTCTTAAATGGTTACCTACGTGATCGATTAAAATTGCACGTTTGCCCTCTCTGGGGTTAAGTGGTCGCATTGCAAATTGCAAGTACAATGATAGTGATGCTGTTGGTCGTAACATGATGCAGACATCAACATTCGGTAAGTCAATTCCCTCAGTGAATAGATTTACATTTACCATAATGGTTATTTCACCATTTCTAAAGGCTTGCATATATTCTTCACGCGCCTTTTTATCTGTCTGACCAGTCACGACTACCGCACGATAACCGTTATTATTAAATCGTTCTGCGACTTTTTCAGCGTATACTACGCTGTGGACATATACGATAGCTTGCTTACCGTCTGCTAGTCTCTTATAGTGGTCGATAAAATCGCCATACTCACCCTTGAAATCAAGCGCATCATCTATTGAACTATTGGTGAATTCTCCAGATCGCTTTCTTAATTTTTTAAGGTCTAACAGATTGATAGAGTAGTAATCAAATTCGGATATGTTACCGTGTTGCTGTAGCCATCGAATGGATTTACCGATGACTAGATCATCTGCTAAATCATCGAACCCAGCCCCGTCTAATCGGATTGGTGTGCCTGTAAAAAATAACTGAGTAGCGTTTTTAAAGTATTTCAATATCGTTTGATATTGTTTAGCTTTAATGTGGTGGGCCTCATCGACTAATACCACATCGAATTGCGGGAGGGAGTCGAGTTTCCGGACTAGACTGCCAACCGTCCCGATGGTTACATAATCGAGATTGACTTCACCACGTTTAAAGGTTTCTTCAACTTGCTCATTTATTTCTTTGCGATGGCTGAAAAATAGTACGTGTTTTTGTTTATCAGTAGCATTTTTTGCAATGTGTGACATGACTACTGTTTTACCGGATCGTGGTTACTACGGGGGTGATTGAACCATGATTTTTTTGTTACCAGCCATCATAGATTTTTTAATATCCATGATTAACTCTTTTTGATAATCACGTAATTCAAACACCACTAATCATCACCCCCTTTGAATAGCTCTTCGACTTTACAGCCTTTACGATTATCTAAGCGGTTCTTAGCGTATACGCTGGCAGATGGTTGTAAGATAAATCCTCGTACTTCTTCGCCATCGTCCGTGGTCTTTTTGACCAAGCGGGCTACCACGTCAGTCAATCCAAGGAAGTTATTTAAAATCTTAGGGCGAATGTCTGGCATTGCACGGTTGTAGATCATGCCATTCTCGTCCGTCCATTGGTCGCTCGCTTCCCATGCCGTGAATACGATACGTTTGTTGAGTTGGAGCAATGCCCGTAAACTATCTAAAATTGTAAAGTCTACACGTTGGTAATCTGCTTGCGATGGCACACGATGATTTTTACCGTCACGGCCAAGGTTTGCAAGACACGCACGGAACAATTCAGAAACGTTATCGACTACAATTGTGTCGTATGCTTCACCAGCTCCGTTAAGTAGTTCTTTAACGACTGTTAACCATCCATCCCAAATCTTGTGTGTATCAACATCTGCAATATCGATATTCTCGCATCCTGCCAAGACTTTAGCAGACTTGTCGATGTTAATGACTAGTGTCTTACCCTCGATGTATTTAATCGCGCTGGTCTTACCGAATCCTGGATTTCCATAGATTAAGTAACACGCATCGTCATTCGTGATTTTCGTTGCCTGTGTGATTTTCATTTATCTTTCCCCCATCCATATACTCGCTCAGAATAGCACTCGTATCGCACATCATGCGCACTTGTCTTTTGCGTTCTTTAAACAATTCTTCGACTAATTCCTTTGGAATTGTGTGCCGATAGCGTTTCAAAACTTCATTGACTGCTAGATTGATTTCTTCTTCTAGCATATTGGTATACGTGCCTGTGTTAATCAGTAGAGAATCTGCTGTAACGTTGCCAAACTTATCGTGATAGTCTGGCGCACATACCAGCTCGTATTTTGTGTTAACGTAAAATCTCATTGTTATACCTCATCATCATCGCCTAACCAGCGTTTAAATGATCCCGATCTTAACCATAAGTCTGGATCATGGTAGTCGATTTCTTCTTCAATTTCTTCGTTTTCGTCCATTTAGTAATACCCTCAAGACATTCGTATGTTCGATGTCTCTCCTCTCATAGATTTTTAACAAAGTTTCAAGCTCTTTGATTCGTTTTGCTTTCCTAAAGAACATCTGCCGTGCTCCAGTCGTTGTCTGAATAAGAGTGTTTGCGTGCTTCTGCTAACTGGTCGAATACACGTTGTTCACCAATGGCCATAGCCTCATTGATATCTTCATTGTATTGTTCCATCGCTATTTCTAGCTTTCTTTCACGCGCTTTCTTCCGTTGTGCCCGTTTAAAGTCCCAAACCGCACCGATGAAGCCTGCTGTGAAAAATGTTCCTGCAATTGTTAAACCTGCGATAATGTCGTTATACATTTTGTATTTCCTTTTCTAATTCCAATATCTCGCGTACATCGTTTAAATCGTACATGATGTACTTCCCTTGTTTGCGATACTTCAAACCCTTGCGCTTCAAGCGTTTTAAGTATTCATTGCTAAACCCAAACATTTCTTGCAGTTCTGCTTGACTGATTGGTAGCAGTTCTTTTTGTGCTTGCTCTTTCGCTTCGAGATAAATTTCTCTGATTTGTTCTTTGATTAGTTCTTCAATCATTGCCCACCTCTTCTTTCTGTGGTATAATCAAAGTAGTTAATTTTGTGAAGCGTTCCATTCTGTGGGGCGCTTTTTTATGTTCATAAAGCGTGAACTTTATATTTAAAAAAATAAGAGGGGATATCTTCTGGATTTACTCCGAGGATCTCAACCGCCTTTGAAATCTCACTATCTTTCCAAGATGTTCGATTATTCAATTTCAGCGAGATACTGCGTTCTGACATTCCCATAGCCTCAGCGAAGTTGGCTTGCGTTCCAAACTTCTCTGTGATTTTACCTAAAAGCATTGAATAGTCGTTGCTCATTTTACCACTCCTTTCTTGTTCATGTGTTATGAACTTTGATCATGGTTAAAGTATATCACGAGTCATGAACTTTGTCAACAACTTTTTTCATTTTTTTTGAACTTTTTTATTTTTTATTTTCAAATTTTGTGTTATACTATAGTAGAAATAAGGAGTAAAGATCATGAGAAAATTTGAAACTGCGGACAGAATACGAGAATTAATGCAAGAGAAACAATGGAAGCAAGTGGATATAATTAATAATTCGAAGCCTTTCCAAGAAAAATTAGGTGTTAAACTTGGAAAAAGTGCGTTGTCTCAATATGTGAATGGTGTACAAGCTCCAGACCAAAAGAAATTGGCTTTGCTTGCATTAACTTTTAATGTATCAGAAGCGTGGTTAATGGGTTATGATGTACCACGGGAGCGTGATACTTCTACTACCACCACTACCGCTGGCTACACCGAAACCGACCTCCGCAAGCTGGCAAAGAAAGATGCAAAGCCAGTCTTATACACTGCATGGCACACACTAGCCTATACTGGATTGAGACGAGGGGAATTGCTTGGACTCGAATGGTCTGATGTCGATTTTGAAAATAAGACCATATCAATTAACAGGACGCTCGTTTCCATCAATGGCAGGCTGTCCGTCCAATCACCAAAAACCAAACGTAGCACACGGACGATTTCGCTGGACGATAGCACGGTACAAATTTTGAAAAATTGGAAGCTAGAGCAAAAGAAACTATTTTTCAAACATGGCATCAAGTCGAGGAACATCGTCATCACGAATACCACGGGTGGTTACTTCGACTTTGCTAATTTTAGAGACGACTTGCAAAACTTTATTAGCAGGCACGAGCTGAAACAGTTTAGTGTGCATAGTTTAAGGCACACGCACGCAAGCCTACTCTTTGAAGCTGGCATAGAGCCTAAAACTATATCTGACAGGTTAGGCCACTCGAATATCCAAACGACACTCGATATGTACACACACTTAAACGACAAACAGCGGTCAGATGTTGCTGATCGTTTATTAAAATTTCTCGAAGCGTAGTCAAAAACGTAGTCAACACATAAAAACCCTTGATACACAAGGGTTTTTACTTTTATAGCAAAATTTAAAAACAGTTTCCATTAGATTTCCATTAGATGCGGTTAGTTGATTTTACTGTATTTTGGGTGTGGTCATATATCACTCAATTAAATAAAAACGTAGTCAATAACGTAGTCATTCGATTGCCTGTACAGTTTTAAAAAATGAACTAAAAAAATTCTTTTTTTGTTACTTTTTTTATTGCCGTTATAATAGACAATCTCTAAAATGTCTGTTATAAACACAAAAAAGCCCCCTCGATTGAGGGGGTGTGTGTCTTATATGTATATGTTTCTATAAAGTCTCTGGCCAAGGATCGTCCGTGGTATACGACATATTAGTAAATCGTAAATCTCCGATATCCCGATCTGTTGGCACTGGATCATCGAATTGTAAACGTAGCTGGTTGCCGTCACCCGGCCCACCTAAATAAAATGTTCCCAAACGTTTTCCCTTGTCGTTAGTCATAATACCCAGTTTTGAGCTGGTCGCACGAAAACCGACGGGTATACCGCCTACGTTTAAGATCACCACGTTTCGCTCACGGTCTGACCCTTGTGGAATGTAGCTGGGCGCACCTCGTCTCACGATTCCAAACCAACCCCACGATAAACCACCGAAGCCAATCTCTACCGTGGAGTTTATACGTCTAAACTCGACATATGCATTATTTTGGCTCGATGAAATTCTTGGCTTGTGTTTGACATCGCCAAACAATACAGACCAAGCGTTAGAGCCAGTTCCAGCAGTTTTTTTGATCCACTTCACCGCTCCGTTTTTAGCTGTCGTATCAGTATATATTGTACCGATATCAGCATCAAGAGCGTACGGGAAGCCTTGGCCTTTTAGTTCTGTACTAGCACCACCAGCACCCGATCCGACTGAGCGTTTCAGCTCTTCGAGATCATTCTTACTTGCAAGCTGGCTTGTGTCAATCGTTGGTATTTTTGATCGTGTGACGAATGGATCGCCACCGTTTTTTAATTTTTCATCAATTAAAGCGTCTAGGCCTAATTCAAGGTGTTTCTCCTTGATGTTAGTAGTCATCCTATCTTGCAATGTTGAATATGTTGGAAATAGACTGTACGCATTATTAACTGTTAAACTATTGCTTTGTAAATTCCCAATATCACGACCAATGGATTCTATAGCTTTTTTTAATTTATCCATTCAGAACCTCCTTAGAGGGTATTTTTAGCCGCTGTATAGATTTGTACGAAGTCAGTATTTTCCAAGTCGGTGAATTTCTGACCAAGCTCTGTCATTTTCGACACAATCGCACTATCTGAGCTTCCGCCCGCTTGGATCTTTTCCGCGATCTCTTTGAGAGTATCTAATTCTTCTGGTACTCCATCGCCTAAAATGGCAGTCTTGACACCAGCTATTGCAGTTTCAAGCTGCTGCTGAGTTATCCCCCCCTGGCCGATTTCAGATTTATCTGCCTTGTTTGCAAGCGTGGTTTTGATTTCTTTGACATCAGCTCCTACAGCTTGTGCGAATTGAGTTAATTTTTCTGTGTTTAAAGTCATAGTATATCCTTTCAAATTTTAGCTAGATTGTATAGTACAGTTAAGTCTGGCAATTCTTCCCCATTCTCACGCTTTCGAAGTTCTTCTAGACTATCTGAGGTATACTCTTCTGCAGATTGTGTCACTTTGATTACCGTTGACTTATCAGATGGGAATACATAGTTACCGCAAGTGATCTCTACTTGGTAGATACCAACTGGTAAGATTTTACCAATCGTAAATTTAATCTTGTGGTCTGTGACTGTACTGGTCAAACTGGTCTTACCGCTACGATTAGCAAGTGTGATCGTGGCTTCCTGACCTTCCAATTCGGTTACCGGATTGTAATTTTCATCTAGCAACTCATAGCCAAAGAGGGAAGCCGAGTCGCCCTGTTTGACAACTCGACCACCCTCAAACTGCTTTAAGTTCGTACAGTTTGAGCGATTCATTTAATCACCCCTTTTACTCATAATAGTTAACTAGATCGTCCTTATCCCAGCAAGATAACCAGATAGGGCCGAATTGCCCGAACTCAAACAAGCGCCAGTAATAACCGCCGTAATAGCCACCTTTGCCCGTATCTGAGATATGGACTTCATCTAGTTCGAAGCTGAAGTACATTCCAGCTTTAAAGTCTTGATCTGCTCCGTCTGGCAAGTTGTTTCCATTCTCATCAACCCAGTTTACCATTGATACCGGGACCCCGTTTTCTGTAAAATCAAAACCAACGGGCGCTAGATAGTCACATTTGATTTGCCACATACCGTTGACATATTTAACCTCATTCGCTTGGTAAAAGGCTTTGTCTTTTGGTTGTACGGCTGTGTTTGCTTGGTTGTTGGTTTGCGGTGCTGTGTTAGCATATCGCCAAACCTCGATATAAGCTGGTTTATTCCAGGCATAGTAATCATTCCACGGATAGGTATTGATAGCTTGCCCGGGTGCGCCTTGCGTTGAGTAATCGCAAGAGATAAAGTATGTATCGTCGATCATTGCTCCGACGTGGCCACCAGCACCGCCTGAGCTTGACATATCAGCGCCCCAGCTCATAAGAATAATATCGGCCGGTTGAGCGTCCCACGGTTGGTTACGACTGATACGATAAAAGCCGTTATTTGCAAGCTGTTGTCCAAGCGTAACCGTGGACGGCAAGCCTTGAATTGGAATACCAGCTTCCTTTAAAACTTGTGACACGATACCCGAGCAGTCCCCGGTTCCGTCTGAACCGTTACGGCTTCCCAGCATTGAATAGGTAATCAGTCCACGACGACTAATAAAACCGTTTACAATAGATTGTTGTACACTCATTGTCTATCTCCTATTTCTTCCACTCGTCATTCGCTTTTTTAACTGCTGCCTCGATAAAGGTATTTAGCTCTTGGTTTGTTAAGTGGATATTTTGAGACTCAAGGCCCTCGATCAAGCTCGTTTTAGCGTGTTCGAGTTTATCTTTGCCGTGAATATCCAATTTATTCGCGACTTGCTCTGTAGCGTTGACCGCGTTCTTTGCCAAGATCTCCACGATCTCAATCGCTTTTTTGCCCCCACGCATTAACAAGTATTTCTTGACCGCTTGTACCACGATCCCAGTTAATACAACTAAAATACTCATTGCTGACGTTGTGATAATATTAGTAATTTGATCCATGCTATTTTTCCTCTTTAATTTCTAGTTCTAAAAAACGCTCAAAGAGCACTCTTATAGCTCCGTTTCCGCCTAATTCAACGTAACTCTCGTATAATTTCGATAGCTCCTCTAGTTCGTGCTGGTTAGTGTGTCCGCGTTTTAACGCGTTTTTTAAGTTCTCCTGCAATCGAAAACGCTGGAGCCGTTGAAGCCCTTTCCCGATGATCGTCAAATTCTTATTGTTATCTTTCCCGATTTCTTCCACGTTCGATACTGACTTCTCGAGGGTGTCTATCTTATTAGATAGACCCTCAAGACGTTTGTCAGTTTCCTTTGAAGTTTTTGTACTTTTAAACGAGAAATAACTTGGAATGATAACGACTAAAACGGGAGTCAACTTGTCAACTAGTGCCAATAGGTCCAATTTCATCACCCCCTATTAACTAACTAGCTTACTGTACAGGTTGAGTTTCAAGCTCTCCCGTTGGTTTTGGCTCGTCTTGTTTTGGCTCTGTCCACTTCCAGATACCGAGTTTTCCGTTTTGGTGAAGTGATTCCAACTGCTCAAGTGTTTCGCCTTGATAAGTAAATGGTTGGTTCACTTGGACCATGACGCGCTTGCCTTCTTGGAATTTCTCAATATGGTTTGGATCCTCAATCGTGAAGATTGCTTGTGCTGGATAAGTTGTACCAGTCTTACCAAGATTAACCAATTCGAGGCCACGTTTAAAGACTGTAGGATCAAGCGGGTTATCGACGTCAGTAACGCGAGCAAGTACGCTCCATTCTGCGACATCTTTCACCTTTTGGATCTCTTCGTCTTTCTTCGCGAGTTTTGCTTCATAGTCTTGTGCTTGTGTATGCAAGTCTTCTTGCAATTTCTTAACACCTTCAGCCGGATTTAATTCGGTCGTTACTTGGCCAAGTACGGCTTGGATCAGCGCGTCATCTGATTCGTTGGTACGGTCACCAATCAAGACGCGTTCAAACGCTGTGTATGGATTCGCACAACGGATTGATACGAAAGTACGGCCTTCTTCTTGCAAGTATTTATTAATGATTTTAAATTCCATAAATTTATTTACCTTCTTCTAGTTTTTGAGAAGCCTCATCAAAGAGGCTCTTGAGTGCTTGATCGCTATCCAAAACGGCGTTAAACTTGCTCAATAGCTCATTAACGCGTTTGTATTCCTCGTTTGCTTCCTCGTAAAATGCCTTGTAATTCGCTGCCTCTACGTTCGCGCTTGTGAGTTTTTGTGCGATATTATCTACGATTTTGTCTACTGTGTTCATTCTTACCTCGTTTATATTTTGATAGGGTACAATCCGGGCGCTCCCTCTCCGTATTGTTTACGAAACTCGACCAATTTATTGAAGTTATCATCTATAAGTTTAAAGAGATTCAAAATTTGGCTAAGAGACCGCGAACTAACTCCGTTTTGATAATATCCTGTAAATACCACGTCTCCAACCAATTCAAGTTGCCGTGAGTTGTACTGGTTAAAGATTTTAATACCAACGAAATCTCTATTCGGATTGCCTTCGCCACGATCGTTTACCCCGAGTGCGAAAGCTGCGTTATTAGTCCCGTTTGAAATTGTAGGTGCTAGGAAAGCCTTTCTTCCGCCAGAATTAAACTCTAAAGAATTATAAGCGGATTTAAACTCAATTTTGGCCGTACCATTGTAAGTTGTGACATTACTGTTTAAATCAATAATCGTATTTCCGTTGTTACCGCGAATAATACCACCTTCGAAAGTTAAACCTTTAAACGTTCCGGATGTAACACTTTTAGCGTTTAGATTTATTAGGTTTACTTCGCGAGCGTCAATGGTCCCAGCGGTTACTTTGTTAGCGGATACGTTAGCGATCATACCGTCTTCTATAACCGCGTTGTCGATAACAGTCTGACCGGTGATATGCGTCAAACGTCCGTCTATTCGGTTAGTGCCATTCGCAAGCACATTGATTGAGTTGAGCACGTCACCGTTACTGTTGAGATTCTTCACGGCCCACGATCCAGCAAGTTGGGTCATTTGTGTGCGGATTGCTTTATTATCTGCAAAAACATCATCAAATTGGCTTGGCTTGTAAGGGCCTATATTCGATCCACGCACAAGGATCGGCTCTTTAAATTCAATCCAGCCATTTTTGGCCATGTAAATGTAAAACGGATAATGACCTTGCGGGTCCTCGCCGAAAGCAAAATCTTCACTGACTGTAAAAGTACGCTGGAACTCCTGCCAATCATCACTTGCTGGTGTGTTAGCGTTGGCTATATCAGCATTTAGCAGGAATTTATTTGCTACGTGGTTTTTTACAGAAAATACAAAGTTAGTGTCTACTTTTTGACGAATACGGTACTTAAAACCAAGCGTGTAAGTTTCACCACGATAAATTTTTTTAACATAAATCGGCAAAGTAAAACCAGTCCAGTTATAACCAGTAAGCCCCTGCGCCTTGATCGTAAAAATACCATCTGCGACAGAAACGCTCGCTTTTGGATTGTTATCCCCGACAAGCGTATTTGTTGACATAGACATTGAATTTACGATCAAATTATTATCATCTGTAACATACTTTCCGACCTCGGTTTGAAAAATCTCGCTGGACATAACCAAGCGAGAGAGCTTGTCGGGTGCGCCTGTCTCGCTCGTACCGATGATACGCTCATAGAGTTTGTTCGACTCTGTGAGTTTGTTAAATTCGAGGGTTTGAGTTTGGATTTTTTTGTTTAATCCAATCAGCTCTCGCCCCATGTCATTTTGCACACGGTCAATGCCTTCAAATTCGCCTTTGGTTGCAAACTGTTGGGACACTTTGGACACAATCTTACTATAGATCGTGTCACCATTATCCGCATTGTTAAACGTCTCTGTTACCTTACGCGACAGATCGGGACTGTTTAAAATAAACGTTTTAATCTGTTCAGATAACTTACTTGCGTCTGGTATCGTGCCAGCTTTAACCAAGGCCTCTTGTGCCTTTGCATTTGCCTTTTCAATCTCGATAGCGGTTGACTGCTTGGCTTGTTCAAGCTGTTTATCAACTTCCTTCTTGATCTTATCGACATCTTCTGTGTCAATGCGCTTCTCCCACTGAGAGCCATTCCAGACATACATACGATCGTAGAGACCGTTCTTCTCAAACCAGATATCACCGACTTTATGCTCTTTGTCGTCTGGTTTGTTGTACCAAACCTTGTTACCTTGAGCGTTTAAGAGATAGTCTGGCAAGCTATTCTCAAAGTCCTGCTGGGCTTTAGCAATATCATCGACCCGTCCAGCGAGTCCGCTCTGCATGGTCGCTCTTACGTTCGTTCCGATATCACCAAACTCCACGCTCTCATTTCGTTCGTTTACAAAATCGTAAGTGATCGTGGTTATTTTCAAAGTTTCATCGGTCAGCCCGATCTGTGGATAATAGACGGGTACAATATCGCATAATTCGACTTCTTCGATCCAGCCATTATCTGCATAATCTAGCGTTTTAGCTAAATCAGCATACTCGATCTTAATATTGATCTTAGGTTTACCGATTGCGTTGCGTTCCATGTAATCAGTAGCGATTTTACGCAATTTGTCGGGTGTTGGAATATCCTTGTTTTTGCTGTCACTCTTAAATTCGCTAGAGAAGTCTACGACTTTAATTCTGCGGTGAGCGTAGAGAGCTTTGTACTTACTATCTACATAATTCTCTGGTAGTGTGACGGTAACAGGATCTGGTTGACTATCGCTAGTGTCACCCTCTGGTTTATCGGGCGTGTAAGTCGCAAATGGCAACACGCTAGTGTATGAACTCTCGATCGTTTCATCAAGTTCAGCAGATAAGATATTTCTACCATATTCCAAAACGGTTGGAGCAGTACGACCTAACTGCTTATGCAATCGCACGGTCATATTGTCAAACTCGTATTCCCCACCGTAGATATCAAGGATAGACCCCTCAACACCACCAAGGGCTTGCCGTGCGTTCTCCATTTTCGAGATGTCAAACACACCCTTGCCAGTCGTCTGGATATCAGACCAAACATCAAAACGTAGATCACCAATCGTTGCATTGTGCCAGATTGCGAGAGCAGTAAAGGCAGAACCACTAAAGGGCCTGCCATTCACTAGCCCCATGTATTCCAGCTTATGACTGATATGCTGACCGTAGATTTTAACGATGTTACTGCTATCTTTTACGATTCGCGAGATCTCAAAGGTTTGGTTTTTAGTTCGCAGTCCAGCGTCAGCCTTGAGCTTCATTTCTTTCTCAAGGGTTGCAACCATTGGATCGTTCGCGGGAATTTCTGAATATAGCGTATAATTTCCGTTGCGTTCACGGGTTACAGTCCCCTTGGTAACGTTAAGTTCACCAAGACCGTAAGTGTCAAAGGCCGTCTCATTTTTATTAAACAAAATAGGTCTCATAATTTGACTCCCCAGTTTGGAATAATAAACACCTCAAAATTCCCGTCCCAACTAATCAAGTTACGGCCGTAGTCAAAGTAAGGCATCTGGAATTGAGGAGAGCGCACGACTTTATCCCATGCTGGCAAGTTACCAGAGTAGACTTGGTTTGCTTGCATATCGAGCGTTATCCTATTCTGTACCGCTTTCAACTTGGTCTTGCGTCCGTTAATCGTAAGTGTACAGTCACCCGATCCGACAAGCGTGATAATTGGTTTAGCGTTAACGTTACCCAGGCCATTGATCGCAACTCCGTTCGTCAGTTTTTGAGTAGTACGTCCTTGCTTATAGAATTTGACTGGATAGCAAACAAAATTGATTGTCGTTTTACCAAATTGTCGCATGGTTTCTTCAATGCTAAACGTTTCGAGGTATGCAGCACGATAGATAAAATCTGGATCATAAGAAATGGTTAAGTCCTTATACCCTGCCACATTTAACCACTCAGAAATTTTATAAACTTCCGTAGCGATCAAGCCTTTCTCTTTAACAAAATTGACTGGAAAACTTAACTCAGCAGAATTAAGACGGTTGTTACTTATAAGTAATTCACCGTCCCTTCCTGCTACCGTTATACGTTCCACATCAGGGCTAGAGGTTGTTATTTTCTTGCCTTCAGCGACTTTTAAACCAAATTCAGTGTTCTTCTTTCCGTTAAAAGTAAATGTTGTCAAGCTAATCCCCTCCCCTCTTGATTAGTATAATAAGCTAACTCACGCATCAAGCGTTTCATAAATTCTGGTGTCAAATCTTGACCGTTGCTATTTCCATGTATATTCAATGTATAATTTGGGTTTGGTCGTTCACCACGATTGTTACCACGTTTTACTTGGTCAATCAATTCTTGGATAAACGGTACAAGGTCACGCTGTTCATTCTCTCGTTTCCATTCATTCACATTCTTAATTCGTTGTGTAACGTTCGCTACTTCCGAATATTTCCAACCTATACCGTCTGCAAAGTTCGGTATTCCTAATTCACGCATGAAGTTTTTAGTCAAACCAGCACGCATAACTTTTGATCCCCTTGGCAAATCAAGGATAACGTTACGACCTTGTGGGATAAATGAGCTTCCGTCTGGTAGTGTGACCATTTCCTTGTAGAGCGTACCACGTTGGTCGTTGACCATTGCAAGTCCGCCCTCATGATAATTCGTACCTTTAGCGTGTCCGAACACACGGGAGAACGAGTTGACCACTCTGTTTACTACTTCTGTAGCTGTGATAGTTGTATGGTGACTCGTTGGAATACTATTGATAGCATTGGTAGCACTGTACGCAGCATTAACCGCACTGGTGCTATCGCCTGTCATGACCTTAGTTGGGCTTGGTGTACTATTCCAAGCATTTTGATTATCAATAGCTTGTCGTGCAGCAGTGATCGCACCAGTTGGATCACCTAACTGTGGTTTAACAGGACTTGGAGTGTTATTCCACTCTTGTTGTTTGTTAATCGCTTGTTGCGCGCCATTTGTCGCATTACTTGGATCGACTGTTAACGGTTTAGTCGGTACGTTAAATCCGTTATACAATCCTAACGCTCCCATTGCTTGGTTAGTTCCAAGCGTTACCCCCTCTGGTGTAGCTATTAAGTCCGTCTTATGGTCGGTAGGTAGTGTTAAGATGCTAGACATCGCACTAGCAATAGCGCTCTTTGTCTTGTCTTCTGCATCTAAATTAACTACGTGGGCCATACCAGTAAGTGAGTCAACTGCTAGTCTTACACGTTCAGCTTTATCACTTGCAGCATCTTTTAAGATCAGCTCTTTCTGTTCTGGTGTCAGTGTGTTCCAGCGTTCGATGATTGCTGTAGCACGTTCACCCGATGAAAGGAAGTCGGTATTCTTCATCAAGAGTTCTTTGACTGCCGCTGGCATAGCATTGTATTGTTCAAGCAATGTTTTGCTATCAAGGACTGCTTTCATCCCTTGGTTGTTACCAACAACCAATTCCTTTTGTTCTGGCGTGAGTGAGTTCCACTTATCGACTTCTACAAGTGCTTGACCAATCATCATCTTGGCGTTGGTCTCAAGATTTGCATTCTTCAAAAGGAATTCCATTTGATTCCAGCCATCTTCTGCGCTTGCAGCCTCTTTGATAACATCAAGAGCGTTAGTCTTAACTTTGCCCTCTTTTAAATCCCAAACCATCGAATTCCATGCTGTGTTGGCTTGGATTTGTTTCTCAGACATACCGTCTAATTCGTGCGCCCAAAGCGAGCTGGTTTGTTGGATCGAGTTTCCAGCTTTAATAGCTTTCTTTTCAAACTCTTCGAATGATAGACCAGTCTTTTCAAAAGCTTCTTGGTACATCTTAGCGACTTGCTCACCGATTCCATCAATTCCGCTTTCACGGAATCTCTTGACTAGTTGCGCATAACGCACTCCATACGCTTCCATTTTAGCGTTATGGTCTGCTTCGATTTGTTGCAACTCAGCAGTAACTTTCTTACGTGCTTCTACGCTTTCTGCGTCTGTTCCTTTAATACTTTCAAGGGCATCTTTTAAGATTCTCTTACGATCATCATAGGCTTTCTTTTCTTCGTTCATCCACCTTAAAATTTCAGTCAATGAGCGTTGAGCTTGTTCACGATTTAAACCACTAATTTCACCATTGATGGCTTTAGTGATTGCCACACGTTCAGCACCAGAGTATTTCATATTCTTAAGCTGGATGTTAATCAACTCATTCTGGTTAGCTGTGACAATTCGTTGTTCTTCTTTAGTGATATCCCTGTGCTGGTCTGCTGCTCTTTGGTAGATATCTGTGATCTGACCAGTCAAGTCATTAACTACTCGTTTAGTTCTTTCTGCTCCCTCAGTGATTGCCTGTTGAGATTCTTTAGATAACCCTAATTTCTCAGCAAGCTCAATTTTCTTTTGGGTATTCTTATCAACTAAATTAGTGATATCTTGACCAAGGCCTTGCACGCTCTTACGTACTTCTTCAACACTCTTAGTTGATCCAGCGCCAAAATCTATCATTGCCTTGTTAGCTTCTTGTACTTTATCGTACAATCCGCTTAACTCTTTGGATTGCAATTCGCTTACTGCTGTACCCCATAAGTGAGTACGTTTTTCTGCTTCTTGCGCATCAAGAGCAAACTTGGTAGCAATACCACCGATCAATAGACCACCGGTGATCCAACCTGCTGGGCTGGTTAAAAACGCAAGTGCTTTAGACCAAAGTCCTGTGCTTGCCGCTGCACCCTCAGCAGCCGTACCAGTAGCAGTCATTCCCGTAGCCATCTGTTTTAGACCATTGATAAATCCGCCACCGTTAGAAATGGTTTTAAGTGTACCGCTAAATGTACCAATACCTTTAGCAATCGTTCCAAGGCCTTTAGCAAATCCACCGATGATACTTGCGCCTTTACCAAAGAATTTGAGAGCTGGACCAATTGCTGCAGCCATAGCGCCCCATTTGATGATGCTTTGCTGTTGTTCAGTAGACATCTCACTAAATTTCTTAGCCATGTCTGATAGTGTTTGTAGCCACGGTTTCGCAGCATCCAAACCACTGTTTAACGCTTTTAAAAGTGGCCCACCGAATTCGATAGCGATGTCAGTAAGTTTGTTTTTAAAGATTTTAAGTTGTGATTCTGTTGTTTCGTAGCGTTTACTTGCTTCATTGGTAAGTGCGTTGTTTTCTTTCCAAGCTAAGTTTGAGCGGTTCACTGCCTCACTCATCTTGTCTGATGCAGAAGCAAGAGATTTCAGCATATTCCCTTGACGAATACCTTTCATACCTAAATCTGAAAGGATACCGTCCATGTTCTTGCCTTCATCGTGCGCACGTTGTAAGCCTTTAATAAATGCTTGCAATGCTTCCGCTGGTTTCTGTTTCCAAGCCTGAGAGAATTCTTCTGCGGTCATACCTGCAGTCTGTGCGATAAGTTTTAGTTTAGAGCTTGCACCCTTACCTACACCAGCCACTGCCTTACCGATACCAGTAAGGGTCTGGTTCATCGCAGTTCCCCCTGCTTCTGCTTCAATACCCACACTACTAATAGCAGTAGCAAGGCCAAGAATTTCTGGTGTAGTCAAACCAGCTAGCTTACCGCCCGCTGCTAAACGGTTTGTCATTTCGACAATATCGCGTTCAGTTGTGGCAAAATGGTTCATTTGTTATCACAAAGGCTTTTTATCCTCTGTTTCTCATAGTTTCCTATGAGTTCGGCATATATTTTCACCTTCAACTTCACTTGTTAAGGTGACGGCCACTCGTGGGAAGATTATATTCTACGCTTTTTGAGTAAACAAAAAGCATAGGTTCACTTCCTATGCTCTACGGTGATTGAGTTTTTTTAATCACTCAATTTACCTCGGTATTAACTTATCTAATTCTTTTATTCTTTCTTCAATGTTTTCGTTATATTTGATTTCAATCAATGGGATACCTTTCGCTTTTGCGTATTTCCTCTTTACTGAGTCCCTCTTTTGCTGATCCAAAAAAGATTCTAGTCCACCAAAGACTGATACAGGTTTATAATGCTGTATCCCTTGATATTCAATTAACAGAATTACATTGTTTTCTTTATCCAATATACCAAAATCAAACGGCAATTTACTTTTATAAACGCAATCAGAAAATTTAAACTGAGGAATGAAATTGTATCCTTTTTCTTGTAAAAGGTAAGATACTTTCTTTTCTCCTCTACTTTCTTTACATCTCGGACAACCACTACCTCTAAGGAGACTGTCTGGCAAAACATCGAAAACATTTCCACATTGCTTGTGTTTCACCTTAACTTTTATCTTTTGAGATTCATACTCGTTGAGTAGTTCGTAGTCATTAAACCAAGTTGCTCCAAGATCGTGACAAAATCTATCATGTGTTTTTCTTCTTTCAAGACTCAACTTATTTTTCCAACATTCTGGACATCTTTTGCCATTCAAAATGTGAGGAGGAGTTGAAAAAAATTCCAATCCACAAACATTATGCTTCACTTTCATTTTAGTTCTTGCATTCTTGTATTTTGATAGTATTTGATATTCTTCACCCAAACTGTCACCAAGAAGTTTCAAAAAGTATTCGTGCGTTTTTGTTACGCTCTTTGAAATCCTCTCGTTTTTGCAAGCAGGACATCCAGCTTTTCCTTGCAAAAAGTCTCTCGGAGTCGCATAAAAGTAACAGTCACATTCTTTGTGATAAAATTTTAATTTCGTGGTGTTGTTTACGTATGTATCAACTAATTGGTACATACCGTTGTAGGAAGTTGATACTTCCTCTAAAAATTGCTCATTTGTTTTTCTTTGAGCCTTTTTCATTTTATTATAACCACATTTTATACATCCACCTTTTAACAACTTATCTGGTGTTGTATTTAAAATTTCACCGCACTCCTCATGTCTGACAATAATTTCTTCTTTCATTGTTTTATAAGGAGTTAATAACGTATATTCACTGCCGTGCCTATTTATTAATCTTTCGATATATTCTTCATTTGTTAGCTTTTTCATACTACTATTATATCACATTCGGTAGTAGTAAGCTATTATTTAGACTTAGTTTTCACCGATTTTGGCCGTTATTTTAAGCCACTAATTTCTTAGTAACTGGGCAACCATACTTACCCAAATCCACCACGGCTGATCCAAAGTGTCCAGACCATGTGCCAAGGTCCTTACCAGACACTTGCATGATGTTACCGATTTTAGCGATTGACGATGCAGCTTCTTCTGAGCTTAGGTTTGTAGATACTCCCAAATTAATCATCGTTTTGGAAAAGTCTTTAATCGCTCCAATTGGTACACCTAACTGCCCTGCTGCTTCTGCTACGTGTGCGATTTCAACCGCACTAGACGGCATTTCTTTGGCCATCTCACGGATACTGGTAGACAGTTGTGCGAACTGTTGCGGAGTTCCGTCCACTGTTTTCTTAACGCCCGCGAAGGCACTTTCATAATCAATTGCAGCCTTAACTGCCACCCCAGCCCCAGCTAACAGTGGTACAGTCAGGCCTTTCGTAAGTGTCGATCCAACACTTTGCATCTTCGTACCAATGCCCTGCATCTTTGAACCGAATGAATGCAAGCTATCACCAACTTGTGTCCATTTGCTGGACTGGATATTAATTTCTTTAGTGAGGTCAGCATATCGCCCCCTCAAATCGGATAAAGTGGTAGCAGTCTGCAACATCGCATTACGTGCGCCAAGCAAGTCTTCCTTATTCTTCGAACTTGCTTTGCTTAGATCACCAATTTCAGATTTTAGATTGTTGTAGTGGGCAGTTTGATCTTTTAATAGGTTTTCATAGGCTTTAATACTATTCGCAGTTTCACCTAACACGGTTTTCATTCCTGCGATGTTCTTAGCACCCTTACCAGCGTTCTTAAAGGATTTTTCCATCGCAGATAAAGACTTATCAAGACCACGCATATACATACTTAGTTGTTTAGTCGTTCCTACGAATGGTTGGATGTCCAGCGATGCTGTTGCTACCAGTTCGCCTAAATTACTAGCCATTTATCCTCCTTCCCTAACCAAATAGAAGCGGAAATGCTTTATCAAGCGTGGTCTCTTTTTCTGATTCTTCTTTCTTCGTTTCAAAGGCTTTTACCATTAAATCAAAGTCAGAAAGTCGCATCTGTTTAATTTCAAGGATTGTATAGCCTTGTTGCATCAGCTCTTGAAACCAGATTAAGAGATTATCACGCGCTTCTTCTGGACTTATTCCTTTTTTTCGTCTTCACCATCAAGTTCTTCGATCACTTCTTCTTTAATTCCAAGCGCTGCGAGATAGATTTTTTCTAACGTTTTTAAAATCGTGATATCTGCTTGCTTCAAATCTTCGACTTTAAACTGACCGCCAAACATATCCACAAACATCTTGAGATATGCTTCATTGAGTTTGCGATTCTCTTTTGGATCATTCGCTTTCTTAGGGTCTTGGATAAGTGCTGATTGTCGCACGTTTTGCTCAGTTGCGAGAAGATTATCTTCTACATTGATATATTCCTTAGTAAATTCTTTATCAATTCCACCGATTTTTAGCTTGATTGTATACATTTCCTACTCCTTAAATAAAAATAAAAAGCATGGAAATACATCCATGCATAGAAAGTTGTTATCCTGCGCCTACAGGCGATGCTGGTGCGGCGCTTACGACTTTGGGAAGACTGCGTCACGGAATTTTTGTAAGTTAAACGCTGGGTTATCTTCACGAGCAATGATCATTACATCACCGTTTTCGTCATCTCCACGCGCTACAAAGTTACCTGTTACGCTGTCTTCTTTAGGTGCTGGTGAACCGTCTTTGGTTTCAGTTTCCATTCCAGGCAATGAAAATTTACCTTTGAGAAGACCGATCCAGATAGCTTTACCATCTTCTGTAGATGTACGGAAGCAACAAGCCACGTCCTTAGGAGTGAGGTTCTTGTTGTAGACTTCCATACCGTCTTTAACTTCGATACCGTACAACACTTTACGTGCTTCTGTTGGCAAGTCAAGCACTGAGATTTCCAATTGTGTACCTGTGATACCGGATGATAACACTACGTATGGTCCATCATCAGCAGCAATTGTTACAAGTTCGTTCGTGATATCAATCTTAGCAGATTTCATACCAGTCAATTTCATAGTTGTTGGGACTTTGTTTTCAGCGTTAACTTCACCAAATTCAAATCCACGCAATCCAAATTTAACTTTAGACATTCATTAATCCTCGTTTCTTAATTTTTCAAGTTGCCAATCAAAAAAACGATACTTTCTTACATTCACTAGTAAGTCAATATCGTTATCTCTATATCTTGGCAGTTCATTTGTTGTGTAACGGTCAAAGCCGTTACTCTCTAAAATCTTATCCATCAATTCAGCAATCTGTTCAGACTGCTTTGCATTTAAACACCAATAGTTGATTGTGATCCTGTGTTCAGTCGAGATGGCTTTATCATCTGCAAACTCAACATTATTCTCATAAGTTGGATAGATACGCATAAATGGAGCAAGCTCCTTACTCAAAGCGTTCGTAGGTCGTTCTGGGATGTCATAAGTAAAGATTCCTTGTTTAAATCCAAGGCCGAATTTCTTCCCTCGTAACTTATCGAATAAGCTATTCAGTTCTTCATCGTTGCTTAATAACTTATAAGCTATTGTTTCTACAGTCACAATCCCAATCCCTCCTTTACTTTCGTAGCGTATATTTCCTTAACTATTGGTGTTGCTTCGTTAATTGTTCTTTCTTCAAAACCTTGTTCTTTTTGGTATTTCGTACCACCATCTGGGAAGTGAATCCGCCAGCCTGTTACGCGACCGTAACCGATCTCTTTTGAGATCAATCCATGATCCGCACCCTTAAAGCCTGTTACCATCGTATCGTCTCTAGCGTGTTTCTTCTTCAACACGTAATATTCTGGTGTATTTACTTTAAGGATTTTCTCAACCTCATCTGCAGCTTCTCCTACTGCTGCTCTTGCAGCTTTCGGAGCTTTAACCTGCAGCTCATTCAGTCGTGATAAAATCTGATCCAGACCTTTTGTCATGTGCGCCTCTTAATACCGATCTTATCCATGTCAAATGATGATTCATCCACATCGACCGATACGATATCATACTCAAACCCGTTAAATTCAACATGATCTGAGCTATCAAATGGTCTTTCTGGATTGTGACGAATATACAAGGTTTTTAATTCGCTCGAAGAAACAATTCCTTTAGCTTTCTTGTTGGCAGTTTGGTTCGCTCCCTCTTGAAAGTCTTTCAAGGAAGTCTTGGCGACCTCAGCCCAGCAAGTATAGAGGTTTTTCCGAGATGGGGAGATAACCTCACCATCTTCGTTTTGACCTCCGACCTCACGGAAGAACGTGACTCTGTGATTCATTTTTCTTGTGATCATCAAGTTCCCTCCGTGTGCGTAGTTGATGGATAATATTAAGTACACCGTTTGCCAGTCCGTGTCGTTGTGTGTCAGCAGACAAGCCACGATGTTCATACTCCTCTTTTACTTGCTTTTTGACGGCAAGCGAAAACTTAGCATATTTAGCTAAATCTTGAGGGGTTACATCATTTCCAATAGCAAAACAGATTTCATCTTCTGCAGCATCAATCATTTCTTCAAGCATTTGATCCTCAAAGTCAAAATCAATTTTGCAATAAAGTTTTACATCTTCTAAATCCGTTACAGCCATAGCATCACGCTCCAATCAATGCAAGAAGTTGCTCTTTGGTTTGTGATGCGCTGTATGAGATTCCCTTGCTATCGAGATAAGCCATGATGTCGGCTTTGGTGCTGCTTGCGGTTGGTACTGCTAGAGTAACCGCAGACCGTGAGACACCCCCGCTTGCTGGGGGAGTATTAGGGCATAGTAACGAAGTAACCAGCTTTCGCATCTGCTTTTTTAACATCGAAGCGTACAACTGCTTGCAAGTATTGACCGTAGATTTCATTATCAGTCCAGCGAAGACCAAGCTCTTGACGATCAGCAAAGAGTACAGCGCGTTGGATATCACCGATAAACGCATGAGCTTCACCAGCGCTTCCAAACGCTTCGTCTGATACTACGAATACTGGATGACCAAGGAAGACTTTACCAGATGCAGAAACGATTGAATCTTGAAGAAGGTAACGACCATTCTTGTCTTTCAAAGTGTCCAATTTTTGGTAGAACGTTTGAGAAACAACAAATGACACGTTATAAGCTGGGTCAAGGTTCACATTCAAGATTTCCTTGATTGCATCCAAATCAGCAGCAGTCTTAGCTTCAAAGTCTTTCAATACAGTAGCGATCGCATCGTTAGTAGTATTGACTTTGATTTGGTTAGCTGCTTCTGCAACAATTGCCAAAAGGTCAACATCTGCATCGTCAATCGCTTCTTGAGACAATGGAATTGCACCACGGTAAGTTTTAACTTTCCAGTCAACTCCTGTAAATTCTGGTTTAGCAAGAGCTGGGTTCTTTTCCAATTCTTCAACACTGGCCATCTTAGATGTAGCTTTCTTCAAGATTGGGTAAGAGCCTTCACCTTTAGATGCTTTATGGATAGTCGCGAATTGTTTAAGGTCAAGGACTGTCTTAACTTCGCGCATTGGAGTAGTAACAATTTCCTTGCTGGTTACTTTTTCAGTGTTTGATTTTTTCAATCCATCTTGTGTTGGATTTACCGCTTCATTCATAGGGATAAGAAGGTCTTTTCCTTCAAGTTTCAACTGTGCATCAGCTTTCGCACCCTTAGTACGGATGTACTCATTTACTGCTTCACGGTAAGATTTGGTTTCTGCTTTTACTTTATGAGCTTTACCAGCTTCGCTTTCAGCGTTACCAGCTTCTGCAAGTTCATAAGACTTCAAGTCGTTTTCAGCTTCTTCTTTTTGAGATTTCAAAGCATCAATATCAACGCGAAGTGCACGCGCTTTTTCAAGATCTTCAGTATTCAGGGCAGATTTTAATTCTTCTGTCTTAGCAGCGATTTCTGCGCTAGCTTTTGCAATTAGCGCTTTAATCTGTTTCATTTTTTCTGTATACATACCTTTATTTCTCCTTTCGGTATTAAAAAAAGAGCTTAAAGCCCTTTGAGTAATTCTTCTTTTTCAATTTCTCGTAGCATATTTTTAATTTCTGACTTACGCTTGCTACGGTTAGCGTAGAAGTCATCAATAACCGCTTGCGGTAACAATCCATTTTCTAGGCTTGCCACTGCTCCGACATCATCAAAGGACATCACTTCATCCGCAAATCCCTTTTCAACTGCTTCACTAGCTGACATATAGGTTTCATTTCTCATCATGTCAAGAATTTCTTCTTCTGATAAACCAGTTTTAGCTACATAAGCGTTAACGATAGCTCGATCACTTGATTTTAGCGCATTAGATGCTTTATCCAGATCATCACTATTGCCAGATACATAACCATAAAGCGCCTTGTGGATCATGATCTGTGCTGTTGGACTGATAAGAACTTTATCAGCACCCATAATCGCTACACTTGCAGCACTCGCAGCCATTCCAGTCACTTCTACGGTTACATTCCCAGGATAGCTTTTTAAAGCTGTATAGATTTCACTACCAACCATGACAAGTCCACCGTTTGAATTAACTTCCAAAACGATGTCGCCATTGTCTTCTGGAAAGGCATCTGTGATAGATTTAGCACTTACCGCTTCCAAACCAAAGTAGTCGTAGGCTTCTTGGCTATTATTCGGAATTAGTGGCCCTTTCATCTTGATTCTCTTTGCCATTTTCATTCTCACCCCCTTTCATTGCTTGATACTCTTCTTTCTTATCCAAAAAGACGTAGTTCAAGCTGGATTGATAACGATCCATGTTAGGATCAAACGAACGCTCTTTACCAAGTTCCACGCGCCCTTCGTTGGGCGTGATAACTTGGTTAATAATCAACTTCGTGATTTCATCCACGTTTCGACCTGTTACGCTTCGAGTGTCAAACTCAATCTTAAATAGCTTGCGTTCTTCATCGCCCAGAACTTTAAGAGCCAGTTCACTCGTGATAGCATCAAAATAAAATGGCAAGTCGTTCGCAACATAATCCTCAGCCAACTGTGCTACAGACTGGTTAGGACTATTCACACCCAGCTTATAACTTGGTACACGCAAGGCTTTCGCAATTTGAGCAGTTGTAAAGTTATTAGATGTAATCAACTGCAAGACATTCGTATCAATTTCGAGTGGTGTATATTCCTGTGTATCGTCGAATACTAAAGGACTTCCACCAGTTGACCCCTCACGCATCTTTTCAAAATCCATACGGGCTTTTTTGCGGGCTTCACCATTTAATTGCGCACCTTTGAGCTTGATAATTCCGCTAGAAAAACCATCACGGAAGAATTTAATCAAGGTATTCAGTCCACCGTCTTGCAAGCTGATCTCGCTACCAAGTGATAGTAGTGGAGATCGTCCTAAAATGGTATCGTGACTAAAGAATTTCCAATGAATGACATCTTCTGCTTTACATTCAATCGCCTTACCCGTTAAACGATCACGGAAGGTATATATCAGTCTGTGGTCGTTCGTCTCTTCTACGGTCGTTTCTGAGGGCTTGTAGAATTGGAATTGCAATGCTTTACCAGTTTTAGGGTCTCGCAATATTCGAGAGAATGAATTACCTGTTAAAATCGCATTGACGGTCATTGCGAACTTCCATGTTCGTGCTGACACGTTACCAGTCGATTTAACATTTAAAAGGTAGTTCAAATCTGCATCTTGTTCGATGTTCCCAGTAAAGTCTTTCTTTAGTAGTGGGAATCGTGCGATATCCCCAGCGATGATGGTGACTGCGGTTAAGATATCGCTATTTTTTAACGCAGAAATTCCCGTATATTCTGGGGAGTAGTTGCCAGATAACACTGAGGAAATATAATCATCATAAGAGGGTTTGGCTGATCCCAATGGTTGAAAGAAACTCATATAATCTCACCTCCTTTCTATCCATTGAAATCAATGTTTCTTATGCTTGATTTCAAGTTGTCTAATTCTGTTTGCTAAAACTTCAATAACATCCACTGTGTCTTGTGTGAATTTAAAGACATCATTCTCTAAATACTCAATACGTTCTAACAATTCGTATTTCTTCTTGATTCGTTTCTTCATCGCGCACCTCCTCGATCAATATAGATCGCTAAAATAATTAGGATCAATCCAGTTGAGATAAATCCAACCACTGGATTGACTAAAAATAGACCGTAAATTAAAAATCCTATGCCAATAAGCAATAGGATTGTGTGTATATATTTCAGTAAGATCAAAACAGGCTACCTCCTCCCAATATTTTCTCATTCGTCCAATATCCAGACCCATCAAATGGTTCAAGGTAGCATACTGCATAAGCATCTAATAGGGCATCTAGCGGGTCAATTTTGTTGCTATTCTTATCTTTATCAATACGCATACCGTTATTATCGACTTTGACACGCGCATTATTGATCGCCATAGTAAGTAGTTGATTTCCAGCGTGCTTGATAGTACCTTTCAAGACTTCATCACGTAGCTGTCTGGTTGGCATATTCAAGACCATTGTGTTTTGTCTAACTTCGATTAGTGGCCATTCTGGATGTCGTTTCTCAATCATCGCAATTAATGAGCTAAATTGGTATGGATCGAAGCATATCGCTTGTAATTCCCACTCGTTCATATAGATCATCTCTTCCATTTTTTCAAGCACACGCTCATCATCAATCACACCGCTTTCGAGTGTCGTGATTTCACATTCACCCATACGCTCTAAATTCGTATAGGACACACCATCACGTTTTTCTTTAGCTACCAAACCGTATTTAGTAGCCACAAAAGAGAAGCTATCGCAAAACCAATAATCGTCCATCTGGACCATCGTGGAGATGGCAAATAAGTCGTTAACCTTCCCAACATCGACACCAATCCATACTCTGCGCTTTTGTGTGTTTGGCTTTTCATCTAGTTTGGCTTGTTGCCAGCTCGATTTATCCATATATGAGCTTTCAGATGATTGTCGCCACATATTGAAGTTCTTAACCAGCACTTCATTCACTGTACCAGTTTCAAGCGATACTTTTCTACGTGTTCGCAGATAGTCAATCATGTTATCGTAGAGTGCTTCAACTTCTAAAATAGGGTTTGACTTAATCCAGTTTGCTTCATCTTTGATCTCTTCTTCATTGTCCTGTTCAGCAATAAATGCAAAATATCCATCATCTGTGATTTCATCATTTAAGATCCGTTCGATATATGGATATTCGATTGTATGCATTGGTACATTTAAATCAAATCCAGCGGTTGAGATAATCAAAATTAATGGATTATCTAGCTGACCTTGACCAGATTCAAGTAGCTCGATCATTTCATTCGTTTTAGATGCTGCAAACTCATCTAGTACACCAACATACGGTTCAAATCCATCGACTGCCCCCGTATCACGGGAAAGCGGTCGTATATAGGACTCATCTACCAAATTGCGCAATTCCTCGCGCACTCGCTTAGTAGCCTTACGGACATCTTCATCTTGCGCCCTCAAAGCATCTAACTGCTTACGGGCCATCTCAAACGCAATCTTTGCCTGCGTTTTATCGTTTGCAGTACAAAATAGCTGTCGTGACATCGCAGGATTCCTACCAAACAGAAATTCATAAAGCAAGATACCAGCGACAAGAATTGTCTTACCATTCTTGCGGGCAAGGGATATCATAGCCTTTCTAAAACGTCTGATAGTCTTATCTGACTTTTTGCGCCAACCGTATAAACTAGCGATGATGAATTTCTGAAATTCTGCTAGTGGATAAGGCTTGCCAGTTTTGACGTCTGGGAGGATTTCAATAAAATCAATCGGGTTCTGCGCCATGTCCGGAAAGTAGTCGTAGTCGCTGTTGGGAATATTCTCCAAATCTCTCATGTGTCGCTTGCAAGCCTTATAGACTTTCGCACTCACTCTACGCTTTCCGTCAAGCACTTCTTTAGCGTACTTATAAGCTACATCTTGATATTTCTTATCTACGATTGTTTTCATCCTCCTTTCTGACAAAATACAGACCGTGTAGGAATCGAACCCACGACTACAAGGTTGGAGCTTGTCATGTTACCTCTACACCAACGGCCTAAAATAAAAAGGAGGTGTTATCCTCCAAACTTATCAAATATACTGGTTTTCTTCTCTTCCACTTGTGGAACGTATAACTTCATTCGACTGTCCACGGTCAAACCAAGTTGTGATGCTGCTCGTGTTAAGTTAGTGGTTGCACGCTCAAGACTGTACAGCATTTTATTCGGTAAGACTTTACCTGTGCTAGTCTCGTATACGTAGCCCTCCTTTTGTAATCCACGAGAGATTTCTTTATAGACCGCATACCACGTACAGTATGTTTCTAAAATCGCACGATCTAAATTTCTGAGGGGTAGCTTTCTCAAGTCATTAATCACACGCTTGTATTCTGCTTTAGCAATCGCATCGAAGTGCTTTGGTGGTGTTATCTGCAATGCTTCCAAACCATCAGAAGCCTTATCCTCAATCTTTTTGCGTGCGATCTTCTCTTCTTTCGTCAAATGACTTTTAGTTGTTGCTACTAGCTTCATTTTGCGTCCCATATTGACACCTCCTTTACTCAAACGACTTTTCAAAAACGGAATTTTTCGCGCAAAAGAGGCGGCGTCCTCCGAATCACGAACTATATAGCCCCGTTCATAAAATCAAGGGGGTAAATTCCGAACATTATTTATTTTTTATCCGTGTTCGTTCACCGCCTACCGACCTATAGGATCAGTAGGTTGACACTCTCGACAATCATAGTAGATTATTCCGATAGAGAATTGCTCTCTTATCATTGCATCTTTTGCAACTTGCTTTCAGATTCGTTCTATCTAATCTTCTGTTCCAATCAGCTTTCAATGGAATCACATGATCTGACATTGTTGCTTCGTCTCCACAATACTCACAAACATAATCATTCTCAAGTAGAACCAATCGAGATAATGCTTTCCATTCTTTCGAATTGTAAAATGCTTTAGCTTCTCTGTCATACTTCCATCTCATACGATTGTATTCCTTGTATTCGTCTTGTCTTGATCCGTAATCAGATAACACTCTTTTGCCTCTTGACATCGTTAGCTTTTGTGGTCTCATACATTATCACCTTTTAAAAATAGAAAAAGAGATCCGCAAGCTAATGCAGATCATTGGTACTGAAAATAAGGAGACAACTACAACTAGGCTTGTGAACGTTTCTGCTGCCTTACGGATCTCTTTCTACGTACTATATTATCACCTTGATAGTATCATTTGTTAACGTTTGGTTCATTCTTAAATGTTCAATTGCTTTTGTTCTTGCTCTTTGGATTGTAGCATGAGAACAGTTCAATTCTCTTCTGGTTTCTTGCCATGAATAGCCATTAACGTACATTAATCTCAATACGATATTTTCCAGCGGGTCGTCTAAATCCTCGATGGCATTAATCAAGCGTGTGCGTTCTTCCATGAGCTGGTTAATCTCCGCACGCAGTTTCTCAGCCCCGTCAATGATTTTAATATTTAAATCTTCCGTAGCATTCCCTTGCTTACCGCCTTTCGGTTCATCCGAATAGACCTGCCCCTTTAAAATAGCAGACTTTAAGTTTTCGATCTCCTGCCGTTTGGATTTGATTTTGATATCAATATACTTTAATGCAGATAGTCTACTTGCTATGTTCATTCGTCACCCTCACGATAGATCAGTAGTATATCAGTAGCGTAAGTAAGTTTAGCACCGCCAAGTAGTACACGGTCTGCGTCTGCAATTTTAACAATGCTAATAACATCATCAATCGAATGATTATTGATGAAATCTTCTACTCTTTCAGCAACATCATAATACTTATCACTTACCTTGTCTTTGTCTTTAAACAATTTCGCTTTAATCATCTCTAACCTCCGACTCCATTCTCATCTGCCACCTCCTGTAGTTGCTGAGCCATACGTGAGTTATAATCATTGTTCAGTTTGTTAATTATCACGTCTTGCATTGTGTTTTTTTCTTCGATTTTTTCGAGCTCGTCCTTTTGTGTTTGGATTGTTCGCTGTAGATCGCTGTTGCTCGTTTCAAGCACCCGGACCCGCGAGTTAAGGTTGACGCATACAGCGATTAGGACAAAAAGGATAAACGCAAAATTTGCACGTATCATCTTATCATTATTCGTCATTTTCTCGCCCTTCTTTCCACATAGCGAGTCCGATCACTGCGAGGCCTCCCAGCCATGCAATAGACAAGAGCCCAAATATAACAGTTAATAAGTCCATTAATACCCCCTCAAACTCTCTCCTAATTTTCTATTTCCATTTTTAGAAAGACCAAAACTGATCGTTATTTCCTTATTCTCTAAAGTGATACCATTGCCCGATAGTACACTTGCATCAATAACTCCCGCTTCCATAACCATACTATCTGGATTAAAATTCTCGACTGTCGGAGAAAGTATCGTCCATTCTTTATTATCAGCCGTTTTTATTTTTAATCCTAAAAGACGGCTGTTGTATAATCCACGATACTTTCTAATCAATCGTTTTCTTGTTTTATTCAGCGACATCACTCCACCTCCTCAATCTCAATCCCCGGACAATCAAACACCCAGCCGAAGCCAGCGGCTTCAATCTCTTTTCGGGTGTGTTCCCTACTTTGTGTGTAAATGTTGCTATAAAAACGAAGCCCGTTCCTTTTTGTATCAACCAAATAGTCAACTTCTTCGGGGTTGCTTTTTAATTTTACTCGATACCGCTTCTCTTTCTCTACCTCGTAGCCATTGATCCAAGCGGCAGCAAGTGTTTCTTGATTACGTTCGTGATAAACCCAT